CCCGTCATCCTTTGGGACTTCTTCTCAGGCTTTATCCACTCATCTAGATTGTCATATGCAACAGCAACCTTTTCGTTAAACAGTTTCTCAGTTTTACTTCTGTTGTTTGATGTAAGAAGTGATGTCGATCCTGGTGAAGTCATTGCCTTCCATAAACCAACTCCAGGGGCAAACAATACAGACAGTCCTATTCCCCTACGCTTGTAGATGCATAAATCCTGTCCAAGCCTTGTAGCTTCGTAGTATTCATCTATAACCCATTCGTCAACATCTCTCCACCAAGGATGTATGAGTTGACCTCTAGGTGTCTTAATCTTTATTTGGGTTAGGTAGAAGTAGTGTAGACCTTTAAGCCCCTTGTAACCCTCTACCCATCTTTCCTGTTCTTTCAACCACCATTTAGCTTCTTCAGCTTTGGTCATCTTGGGTTTGCCCTCCCAAACAAACTTAGCCTTCTTAGGCTTCCCGTTGATTATTATTTCCGGTCCTTTATTTGACTTCATACAGATACAATGGTTAATTACAAAACTACTTATTTATTTTGGTGTTTATATTTTTATGCTATATTGCCGACCAAACAAACCGAGGGAGGTTTTTGGTGGGGTATTTATTGTTACATTTGTGTATTCCTTTCCTTTCTCCTTCCTTGGGGTGACACTTTCGGGTGTTGCCCCTACTTTTTTTTAAAACATGAAGATAGAATTAAGGAAACCAACTCAGTACGAACAGAGAATCTGTAAGGTATTCGCAGAAGAGTGTGCGGTATCAAACAGTCAAGAGTATTCAAGGAGAAATCAAGGCAACTTAGAAAAGGTCATACAAGACATTTACTACGGCAAAATAGCGGAGGTTTTAGTGCATGACTACTTAGTGTCTATAAGAAAGAATCCTTCTGCTCCTGACTTTATGATATACGATTCAAGGAGAAAAAGCTTTGATGCAGACATCAAGGTTCATACCACGAAGATACATGTCAAGTCTTGTATAGACGGATCAAGCTTTCCAAATAGCTGGTTGTTTCAGCCTAACGACCCAATTATAAAGAACAAATCTGGCGATGATGTATTGGCTTTGGTGGTTCTGTCAAGCAAACCGTACATGTATTTCAGAACCATCAAACAAAGTAAATTAAGCAAGCCCTTGAAGACCTCTTTGGACAAAGTAGCAATCTACGAAAGGGATATTCCGTAAATTCGTGATATGGCAAACAAAAGGATGAGGCTTTCTTCTGAAGAAGTAGACCTCATAAATGAACACCGGGGAACACACGTTTCAAACATTAACGGCAACACTGCTCTTGACATTCATCTGGCTGAACGTGGCATTGAAAAGGATGATGTTGTAAGCGTCAAACATTGGCAAAGTGCATCTGGAGAGTTTAGGTTCTCAGTTGTAACCAAGAGTGGAGGATTAACCTCCAAGGTTGTAGAAGAAACATTTGAACCAATATTAGAAGAACTGAGAGAATATTCTCCTACCTTCACCCCGTTCAAAAGAAAATACCTATCAGACCCTCATTGCTTGGTGCTAGACCCGTCTGATATACACGTAGGCAAGTTGGCTTCCATGGAAGAAACAGGTCAATCCTACGACATACAGATGGCAGTCAGCCAGGTAGATGAGGGTATTGATGGGATTCT